CGCACCGTCATCGCAGGGCGTGTGTCGAACGACACGGGCGCCGCCATTGCGGGCGCGGTACCGATGGCGATACCGGTGCCAATGGCCGCCAGCTTGGTGGCTCCCGCTTTTGCCGGCTTGGGCAGCGAGGCTTCGATCTGGGTGGCTTTGGCAACGGCCTGCGCCCCTGCGGTGTCGTCTCCGAATACGCCCTTGAACCACGCCGCGATTTTCCCCACAGCGTCTTTGAGCGCCGGGAACTTGCTGAAAAGCCCCTCGATGATGCCCTGGATGATGTTGCTGCCGAACTGCTGAAATTGCTCCGGGACGAAGTAATCCCATACGGCAACGAAGACGGCCTTGATCGGCGTGATTGGCGACCACTTCAGCAACGTTGCATTGACGTTGACGGTACCGTCGTTTCCAAGGGCGTCCATGTCGCGCCAGAACTCGGCCCAGGTGTTCTTTATCCCATCCCAAGCGGAGGAGCAGGTGCCCTTGATGCTTTGCCACAGGCCTTCAATTTTTGGCCCGAGCGTTTCCCAGTTGTCCCAGATGAGAAACGCGGCGGTGGCAATGACCGCGATGGTGGCGAGTATGGGGTTGGCGAGCGCAAGGCGGCCTATCCACTTCAAGGCGGTGCCGACTTTCCCGATACCCGCTTTGAGTAGCTTGAATCCGCCCGAAAGCCCGCCCGCGCGGATGTTCAGCAGGCGCAACCCGTAACGTGCGATGACCAATGGCCCCTGCATAGCCGCCATGGAAAGCGTGAGGCCCCCGGCGGCCAGTAGTAGCGCGCCTGCTGCAGCCGCCGCCTTGAGCAGGCCGGACACGAGGCCAGGGTTGTTCTTTGCAAAGGTGTCAAACCGCTCCAGCAGGCGGCCAGTGCTGTCGATCAGGTCGATGATGGTGGCGCGCAGCCCGCCGCCGCTTTCGCTGCTGGTGTTGAAGATGCGGTTCTGCAGGCGCTGCCAGTGCGCAGAGATGGTGTCTTGCCGCGCAGAGAACTCGCGCGACATGGAGCCCTTCGCCTGGCTGCCGTTGGCCAGCCCGATCTGGCGCTGCAGCTCGTCTGGTTTGTCGACCAGTTTGGCCAGCGTGTCTGAGTGCTCCAGGCCCACCAGCTCGACCATGACGCCGATGCGCTTGTCTTCCGGCAGGCGTTTGACGGCTTCAATGATGCGAAACAGCGTGCCGGTGGCGTCGGTGGCCATGCCGCGCTGGACCTGTGCCGAACTCAGGCCAATCTCATCGAGCGCAGACCGGAACTTCTTTGTGCCTTTGTCGGCAGCGGCGAATTTTTGGACGATGGCGTTGATGGCCGTGCCCGCGGTTTCCGCACGCTCGCCCAAGGTGAGCAGCGTAGAGCCGAGAGCGGCGGCATCCCGGGCCGACATGGCAACGGTAGAGACAACGCCAGACGTGCGGTTGAGCACGTCGATGATGTCGTTGCCCTTGCTGATGGCGTTGTCGTCCAGGTAGTTGATGGAGTCCGCCAGCCCCATGATGGCGTTGGTCGGGATGCGGAAGTTCTTGGCAACCTTGCCCATGCTCTCGGCAATCTCGTCGGGCACGGCGTCAAAGGCGGTGGCCATCATCGACACCGTGCGGGTGTACTCGATCAACTCCTCGCGCGGGACTTCCATGCGCGCGCCAGCGGTCACCATTTCGGCGATCTGCGTGACGGGGATTGGCAGCTCCGCGGCGAGCTGCTTGATCTGCCGGGCCATGTCGTAATAGACAGGGGTGAGCTTGCCGCCCGCATCGCGCGCGCCGTCTACCTGCCGAGCGATGCCCAGCATGGCGTTCTCAAACGCGACGTAATCCTTCACGGTTTTGGCGACCGGCGCGAGCGTAACGGTGCCGGCACCCATGAGCGAAACGCCTGTGCCAAGCGTGGCGTTGCGTGATGCCATGCCCTTTTGGTACTGCGCTTGTGCTGCTGCCAGGTGGCGCTCTTTTTCGGCAAGGCGGGTGAGCGCTGCCTCTTTCTCGCGCAGTGCCTGCTTGGTGGCGTCGATCCGGGTTTTCAGCTCTGCTTCGTGGCGGCTGAATTCCTTGGTTCGGATACCTGCCTCAAGCAGCTCGTTTCGCATCTGGCGGAACGTGGTCAGTTTGTTCCTGTGGGCCTGCGTCAGCTTGTCGGCTGTGCTTTGGGCGTCCTTGTACTGCCGGCTGAGTTTTCTGACCTGCTCTGTGTTGACAGGCGTCTGTGCGGCCAGAGCCTTCTGTTCTGCTTTGAGCCGATTGATCTGCCGGAGCGTGCTGGCAGTCTCTTCCTGGAGCTTCAGGAAAGCGTCGCGCTCGGCGTCGACATAGGCGGTCTTTCCCGCCAGCCGCGCACGCTTGTTCATGGCGATGGTGGCCTTGTCCAACTGCGCTTCCACCGCCCGCAGGCTCTTGATCTGATCGTCGATGGCCTTCTTGCGGGTGGCGCCCCCTTGGACAGCATCGAGCTGCTTGCGCAGTGCTTCCGCCTTTGCCGTGGCGTTGCGCATTTCGATGCCGCTTTCCTTGATGCCGCTCTTGAGCTCACGGAAACCGTCGAGACGTTTCTGCTCGCGGTTGAGCGCCGCGAGCTGGTCACGGCCTCGCTTCACGGCGCGGGCCAGATCCTTGTTGGCACCGAGCAGCTTCTGCAGCGGGCGCGTAGCCTTGTCGACAGCCTGCAGCACAACCTCCAGCCGCAGGCGGCGAGCGTCGCTCATTCCTGCGCCTCGCTGCGCTCACGGGCGCGCTCGCGCCACTCCATCAGCTCCGTAATGCTCATCGCGTACAGCTCCTCCAGGCGGAAGCAAAAAATCACTGCAACGTCTGCGGCGGCGTTTTCGACTCGGTCAGGAAGGCTTCTTCCCGGTCCTGCTTCGAGAGCAAAAAACCTGTCACTTCAGTGGCGATCTTCACAAGGTCGGCCAGGTCGAGCTTGCTCACGTCTGCAGTGGTGAGCGTGGGCGCGGTGATGCGGGGCAGGACGGTATGCAGGGCGGAGACGTCCATGCGCATCAGGTCCATCAGGCTGACGCCGCGCAGCTCGCCGCTGCCGGGCTTGCGCAGGGTCAGCACGCTGATGACCTGGTCGCCGCGCTTGATGGGGGTGTCGAGGGTGATGTTGGTGGTGAGTTGTTCCATGGTGGTAAGGGCTCAGAGGGTGGAGGGATGCTGGATGACGTTGCTGTTGGCCGGTCAAAGGCCGATGGCCTTGCGCTGTTCTGCCAGGCGGTCGACGCCAAACACGCGCTCGATGAAGTTGACCAGGTCGATCTCGATCCACTCTTCGCCGTTGACGGTGAGCTTGTAGTACGAAAGGGATGACTTGACCTTGAAGGGCTCTTTGCCGCCGGCCTTGGCGTTGCCGAAGTCAACTTCGGTGTGGCGGCCGCGCACGGTGATTTCCACGGCATCGACGCCGCCGGTGTCTTCTGCCTGGTAGGCGCCGGCGAAGCGCACCATGGCGCCGTCGACAGTGGTGGTGCCGTATTGCTTGAGGATGTCGCGCATCAGGCCGCCGTAGGTGGTTTCCAGCTCCAGCTTTTCATTGCCGAGGTCGATGTCGATCGGGCCGTTCATGCCGCCGGCGCGGTATTCCTCCAGCTTGCGGGTCAGCTTGGGCAGGGTGATTTCTTCCACCTCGCCGGCGTGCGAGACGCCATCAGCGAAGACGTTGAAATGTTTGAGGATGCGGGGGAGTGCCATCGTTGGTCCTTGTCAGTAGTGCCGCAGCTCAAGCCGCGTTGACGGCGTCGGCAAACTGCATGAGGTAGCGGTCTGTGATGCGCTGGCGGAAGGTGAGGTCTTCCAGCGGCGGGACGGGGGTGTAGTCGTAGTCGATGGCGAGCTGGCCGGCTTTGAGCGTGTCTTTGCCATTGGCGGCCGGGTCGAACCACGCTTCGCCGCCCAGCAGGTAGCCGTTGCGCACCAGGCTGCGCAGCTTGGCGTTGACGCCGGCCAGGATGTCGCGCACCAGCGATGGAGTCATCGGCAGGTCGTTGGCCCACATGTGCGCCTCGGCCATCGTGTCGGCCAGCACCTGTGCCGTGCGGGTGTAGTTCTCGAAGGCGAAGAGCTTGTCGGCGCTGCAGGTGCGCGAGCCCCAGAAGCGGAAGCCGTTCTGATGAACCAGCGTGGTGACGTCGTGCGAGTTGAGGTAGCCGGCGTCGGTGGCGGGGTTCTGCAGATCCCAGTACACGTCGCACGAGAGGCCCGTAACGCCGTTGACGGGCACGTTGGAGAGCGTCTTGTGCCAGCCGGTCTCGTTGTCGATCTTGGCGCGCAGGCCTGCGGCGCGGGCGGTGGCCCACAGCGTACGCTCGGCGTTGGCGCCGCTGTCCCAGCCGACGAAGTCGGGCCAGAGCACCATGAGCTCACGCGCGCCGAAGTTCTGGCGGTAGGCGACGACGTCTTCCTTGGTGTTGCAGCCGGCGGCGCTGACGTAAGCGAAGGCACGCAGCTTCTGCGCGATGCTGGCCAGCTCGGAGGCCACGGGCAGCGAGTCGAGCCCGGGCGCGGCCAGGATGCGCGGCGTGACGCCAAAGCGGTTGCGCGCGGCCAGCAGCGCTTTCATGCCGGTGTAGCGGCCCTGGTCGTTGGTGGTGCCGATCAGGTTGCTGGTGGTCTCGCCTTCGGCCTTGCCTTCAGCCACGCGCACGACGACGGTGAGCGGGCTGGTCTGGTCGGCAATGGCCTGCAGCGTGCGCGCGAGCGTGCCCTTGTCGCCGGCTTTGCCAACGGCGCCTTGCACGTCGGTGAGCAGCACGGGCGTGTCGAGCGGGAAGGCGCCCACGTCTGCGTCGTCGGCCGTGCAGACCACGCCGGCGACGGCGGTTTCAATGGTGCGGATGGGGCGTGTGCCTTCGTTGATCTCGATGACACGGACGCCGTGGTGGTAGTCGGTGGGCATGCATTCCTCCGGGATG